CAGCTCGGCCTCTTTGCCCTCGCGGACGCCGGGGGCAAACCCAGTGACGGTGGGGGAGCGCATAGCCGCAAGGCCAGCGCCACTGGCGCCCGCCTCAATCGGGATGTCCCTGCCACCCATGAACGCCTGCGGCAGGCTGGGCATGGCGCCAAGCCCCTTGCCGGAGTTCTCGCGGAGCATCGCGCTGGGTGCGCCAATGCTGTAGGCGTCGGTGCCAGACAAGGCCCCGCCGTCCTCCTTGTGGATGGCGTCTTCGGTGGCCTTCTTGTAGTCCACGGTCTTGTAGCCCTGCGAAGACCCAACGGCTTCGGGGTGGTCCTTCTCAACGTCCTGCGCCAAGAGGCCGATCTGGGTGCGCTGGTCGCCCTTGTAGTTGTAGCGGTAGATCGGCTGGCCGTCGTTGGTTTCGCCGACCTTCTTGATGTTCTCCTTCAAACGCTCGTCCGAGAAGAAGCCGCCGCCACCGGTGGTGGTGGAGGTGCCGCTTGAGGCATTGCCCGAGAGCGCGCCCGTGCCGGTGGCGATGTTCGCCAAGAACTGCGCTTGCTGGTAGGGGAAGCCCTGCTGCTGCTGGAACTGGTTGTAGAGCGCCTGCAAGCCCGCCTGCTGCGTCTGCTGCTGCTGCTGGCCCGCAGCCAACTGCGCCTGAGCGCCCGCGAGCCCCGCCTGCTGGGCGTTCGTGCCGATGCTGCCAAAGAGCTGCGCGGCGTTCTGGAGGTTCTGCCTGTTGGCCTGCTCCGCGCCAAGGCCCACGCCCTGCTGCTGCTGGGCCGCAGCCAAGGCCTGATTATAGTTCTGCTGATACAGGGGCGCGATGGCCTGAGCCTGCGCAAGGCTCTGCTGGCCCATCAACTGCGCCCGCTGCAAGCCCGCGCGCTCGCCGCCAAAGGCCCCGCCACGGATGGCGTCTGCCTGCTGCTGGGAAAGCTGCTGCCCCTGCTGCTGGTTCATCGCGGCCTGCGTGGCGTTGACGACGCTCTGCGTGAAGGGGTTCATGTACTGGCCGACGTTCAAACCGCTGGGATTTACGCTCCCAGTGCTCTGCGCCGCGAGGCCGGTGGCCGCGCCGTAGTAGGGCTGGGCAGCGCCAGCCATGGCGTTGGTGTTTTGAATGCCCGCCTGCTGCGTCTGCGAGAGGGGCGCGACGAAGGCGTTGGGGTCTTGGCTGTAGGCCTGATAGGGCGCCTGCGCGACGGTCTCGGCGCGGGCGTTGACGGCATTGTATCGCGCCAGAACCTCCGGCGGGATCTGCGTCACATTGTTTGTTGTGGTCGTAGATCCGCCCTTACCGCCGCCAAAATACTCGGTAATGACGCCGTGGGGAGGCTGCCTAAAAACAAAAACATTGCTCATTTGGCGGCGCTCCGGCTCTTCATAGCGTTACTCGGCGGCCTGTTTCCAAGTGCCGGTGCGGGTTCCGTAAAGGAAATAGGCCCCAGATGGCGGCCCGAAAATGCGCTCGTACATGCGGACCTTGCCCGCCGTCCGCTGGCTGGACATGACACCGATGGTAAGCGGTATTCCAAGTTCATCCGAGACCTGCTTGCTAAATTCGCACAACTTGCGAGCGCGGCCCCCCTTCGCTGCCCTGAAATCAGGGTGAATGAAGACGGCGCGCTCCTCTAGTATCTCGTCGTCACTATACCACACATGGCAAATTCTCAAAAGAATTGCCCCCTGCGGCTTCTCGCCGGGTACGCCCACGAAGCCGACGATGCCATTCTCGCGGCTCAGGGCGGGCCATATCTCGCGCAGCAGGCGCTCGTGGTTGGGCTTTACGAAGCTGTTCTCGTAGCAGCCCTCTATGGCCAGCTCCATCATTACGTCTACGTCTTCAAGCTTGCCGACCCATACTTTCAGTTCATCAGACATTGAGATCCCCCTCAATCCTTACGCGGCCCGGGGAGTTTCTGGAGCGTCTTGATCAGCTCCTTGCGCGTCCCCGTGATCCAGTTGTCGAGGGCGCGGTGGCCCGCGTCAAGGTCACCCTTCCCCGCCCAGATCACTTCGTCTGGGGAAAGAACATATTCTCCACCGGCTGCGACAATAGGAACGGGTTCCCCGACGCCCCCGCCAGCCGCGTAGGCGCCCGTCGCCGCGTCACGGAACATCATCTTGACGGCCCGGTAGCCCGCCATGGTGTTGCCCTCGCCCAGCGAGGACACGATGTCGGCGGGGATGACGTAGGAGCCCGAGGGGACGTGCATGGGCAGGTGGTCCGTGCGCCCGGCTACGGGGCTGTGGATGGGGCCGAGGTGGACGCCGTCAGAGGCGCCAGCAGGCGAGGGCGAACGCATGAGGCCACCCTCCGCCTTGGCGTGGCGGGCGGTGTTGAGGGCTATGGCGACGGCCTGCTTCTGCCCTCGGCCTGAATTGACCAATTCCCCAATGTTGGAACTGATCGTTTTCTGCGAGGAACCCTTTTTCAATGGCATGGCGTCCTCATGGATTTGGCGTGTAGCCGACGCAGAAGTTCATCCCGGCGTCAGTCTTTAGGACTAAGCCATTTACATATGGCAGCTTCACATCTTGATAGGGTGCGAACGAGGCGTGATTTGATGGCAAAGATTTATAAATTAAGTTTGTCGCCGATATGCCGCCAGTGGTCGCGGAGTCATAAACGGAGACCTGAGCTGATCCGGCATGCACCGGAATTGACACGCTAAATAGCTTGCCAGCGCCAGCAACCACAAGCGTTGTCGTCGATGCTGCAATGGTTGCACTGACGGTTGACGGGTATGTGTTGCCAGCCACGCCATTGATGGCCGTGACGAGAAGCGCCAAGTTTGTGCAGATGCACGGCAGGTCAGCCTCAATCAGCTTGAGCGTCTGATTGAGCCCGTTGATGGCGACGACGCCATTCTTCTGGGTGGTTAACAAGTCGTCAATTGATGCAGCCATCAGAATTTTCCGTCTTGCTGTATGCGATAGCGGATATTACCAAGTCGCCAAAAGGACCCGATGTCGTTGCTCTCAATGCGAATCGCCACCAAGCGGCCACGGAAGCGGGGCGTGATGAACGTCGTCGCCTGCGTCAGCGTATAGGGTCCAAAGGCGACGGGCGCCGTGCCGGGGAAGTCCGTGATGTAGAAGGTCAGCAGGACGTTGGCGCCCTGCGTCCCGTCAAAGTAGCCCCACTTCATGTCGGGCCAGACCTGATCAATGAAGCTCTTCACGTCCGCCTCCGTCAGGGCGAAGTAGCCCGTCTGGAAGTAGGAGTTCATGGCCACGCCGTCGGCGTCCTTGGAAGTCTCGTGCTGGTAAAGGTACTGGTTGAGCCCGGCGCCAATGGGCGGCCCAAGCACAGACTCATTGATCCACGCCGAGCGCGACACATATGGATTGGCGGCAGAGTTGGACCCGTAGTCCCACTGGTCCAAGTTGATATTATATTTGACGTATCCCTCGTTTTCCCCGCCATTCCCGTAAGTGGGGAAGTACCAAGTGATCTCGCCGAAGCGGGAGTTGGGAGCAATTCTAATGCGGTCAAGGTTGGTCGTGTCGAGGTCCTGAAAGACAACGTCCCAGATTGGGCAGCGGATCGGCTCGACGCCATTGCCTGCGAGCCGATAGAACTGACTTTGCCCCATCCAGTAGACGACGCCATTCATGGACCCGGCGGCCTTGCGCCCGATGAGGCCGCAGCCCGTGCCCAACTCGTTGAACTGGTAGACGTAGGGTGGCCCGACGTACTGCATGGCCCAGATGCCCAAGTCAGTCCACAGCAGGCCCTGCTGCGGCCCCTGAATACATTGAACAAGGCGCGACCCCTTGGGTATGCGGTAGCTGCCCGCCTGATTGGTGAGGCTGGCGGTCCAGTCGTCGTAATTGTCAACGTCGCACCAGCGGACCAGCATCGGATCGGTGATGCCCGTAAACGTCGAGCCCCACGCAATGATCTGACGCTGGGGCATGGCGACGAACATGCCCTGATTGACCGTGGGGGCGGCGACAATCACGTTGGCGACCGCCGTGCCCGTCGTCGGATCCCACGAGTAAATAGGACCGCCCAGCGGGTTGGCGATGAGGATTTGACCCCAGTTGTCCAGCGTCCAGTCGGTGGCGTTGATCGGAACGCCCCGGTAGGAGGCGGGGACGACACCGCCGTAGCCGTAGAAGCCATACCCTGCGACGCCGTAGCCGACGCCGGGCGGGTATGTGCCGACGCCGTTCCGGTAGACAAAGTGAACCTGCCCGCCATTCATTGACCCGGTAGTACTGGATGTAGCCGAGTTGGATGCCGCAATAACAAAGACATTGCCGCTGGTCACGCTGATGACGGCGTAGTTGCCGTATATGGTGACGCCGCCAACTGTCGTCGCGACCAGTGCGGTGAAGGTGTCCCCGGCCAAATACCCGTGATTGTTCAGGGTGACTGAGACTGAGTTGACGCCATTGGTCGTAGTGAATGACGGCACGGCGCCGCCGTTGGCGACAGTCGATGTGGCGGCGGTGGCAGCGTAGATTGTGTATTGGTTGGCGTTCAGGGTCGGATTGGACACCTGATATTGCCCGAACAGGACAATCCCGCCAACGCTGACTTGTGTTTGTATATCAACGACATAGTAGTCATTCGTGTTGCTAGCAGTGTCCACGATGACGACGGCGGTGCTGCCGGACGTGGTGCTGAAATTGACGGCCTCGTTGGCCGTTATCTGCTCGGGCGTAATGTCTTGGCTGCCGCCGGATACAATGACGCCGAGGGAGTTGCCCGCGCCGGTGATTGTGCCGCCGGAGACGTAGGCGGTCGTCGTGGCGTTGGCGTATGAGACGCTAGTCGATGTGGCAGCCGTGACCACATAAGTCCCGTTATAGCCGTTCGGGTTTATGCCGCCGACGAGAATGGCGGAATTGACTGTAAAGACAAACGGCCCGGTGAATGTCAGGGTGGCCGTCGTCCCATTGCCGCTGGCGCCGGTCACAACAATTGGGGCAAGTCCATCGGCGCCAACAGCTAGATAGGAGTTGGCATTAGTGTCCTCCCACGCCCACAAGCACCGGACAGTGGAGCCGATCTGGCCCGCGTAGAACTTTGTCCAGCCACCGAGTTTTTGAACCAAGCCACCAAGCGTCCGGTCGGGAATGAACCGGATGAGTTGGCTCTCGGAGATGGCGGCCTCGTTGAGGGCGGGCGTCTTGTTGACATCCACGCCGGGCATAAGTTTGAGCGCGCTGTGGGGCATGGCTTACCCCCTCGTCGGGGTGGCGACGGTGGCGGGGCTTTGCGAGGACCACCCGGCGGCGTCGAACTTCTTGCGGGCCTCCTCGACGATGGCGCTCTTGAGGAGGGCCTGATATTGGCTCTCGTAGGTGATGGCCATCTGCGGGTCGTCGTTTAGGCGCCCGAAGTTACGCTGGTACGCTGAAATGTAGATCATCGAGGCCATGATGAAGACGTCCGGCAGGTAGAGGCTGATAAAGGTTGAGGTGTTCGTTGCGGACAAGCTGTTGGGCCGGTAGGTGCCGACGACTTCGACCGGGTAGGCCTGATCCGGGACCGGGCCGACGTAGAACAGCGTCTCGTTGAAGGGCACAAAATACTGGGGCTGGCCGCGATTGGCGGTAAAAGATGACCCGTAGACTGCGTCAAGGAACTCCTTCGACGTGGGAAGGAGGGGGATGCGGGCGCACAAATCGGGGTTATTGGTGGTGGATGCGTTGCTGCTTCCGTCAATTGTTCCGGCGGTGGTCATGCTCCCAGTGGTTGTTCTGGCGTATGACACAGACCCCGCCGACGAGCTGGTTACGGTATAAGTCCCATTGTACCCGGCGGGGACCATCCCAGCCACAGTGATTGTCTGCCCGGCGGAGAACGCATAGGTGCTGGAATATGTGAGAGTGGCTGTAGTCCCGTTGCCAGAGGCTGCCGTCACATCCAGAACTGGCGGCCCCGTCAGAAGATTGATCTGCTCGCTGACGACAAAGGTCCCAGCCTGCGCATCCGAATTTGACGCCAAATTGATGTTGAAGGACAGGTTCCTGCTTCCAGCCGTCAAGACGAAGCTGGCGCCATGCAGGGACGTGGACGTGAACATGAAGTCGATGTCACGGTACATCCGGTTCTCGGCGTAGGTGATCATCTGGGGCAAGATCGTGACGAACGCGGCATCAGTCTCCGCCACGACAGCCATCGTGGCGATTTGGGTGACATACTGCGAATATGTGAGGCCTGTGGTCATGACTAACCCCGTGATCCGCCCTTTATATCATTGCCGGGCCGTTTACGCCATGCCAGAGGCTTTGTCCTTGACCTCGGCCACGCGGCGGCTCCAACCCTTGCCGAAGGTGTCGAAGGTCGGCAGGCGCTTGAGGAAGTCGAGGCGCATGTCGCAGAGGGCGTCAACCATCTGCTCGGGGTTGCACTCCCTGATCGCGCCCATGGACTTGGGGCCGAGGGCGCCGTCCGCCGTAACGCCAGCAATCGTCTGCAAGAACTTTGCCGCCCTGCCCACGCCGGAGTTTACCGCCAAGTCGTAGGCGGCGTAGTCCACGCCGTTGGGGAGCTGGTCCCCCTTGATCTTGTCCCAGTACATGGCCTTGTAGAAGGGCTTCACCACCTCAGGCGTAAGCTTGCGCATGAAAGCTTCGTCCACGGGCTTGCCGACGTAGCCTTCCCAAGCCCGCTGCGTGACGCCAAGGTTTGTGCGCCCTCCGGGGTCACGCGGATCGTTAACGTAGCCACCCTCGTGCTTCAGCACCATCTCAAAGCTGGCGTCCCAATTCTCTTGCATGTCACTTGTCCTTAGCGGCGAGGAGGCTGTTCTTTTCCTTGGAGCCAGCCGATGAGCCAAAGTAGAATTGCATCACGCCGGTCCACGAGGTGCTGAGAGAGCCCAACATCATCAGCAGGACTTCGGTCCCCGTCTGCGGGATGCCAAACACCATGATCCAGACCAGCGCAGCAAAGAATCCAAACGTGATGAAGAAGGCCAGAGCCTTGGGGGTCCAGTCTTTTGTTTCACGCTGCATCTGCCGGGCGCTGTCGCGGTCACCGGCTGCAATACGCTCAAGGTCAATGTCGAGGGACTTCATCTGCACTTTGAAATCGGCGTCGATCTTTTTGATGGCGGCGAGCTGGTCAGGCGTTGCCGCAGCTATTGCCTCGGAGATCTGTTCCTCCGTGCCATCCTCATGCCCAAAGAGGGCGCTGGACAGGGTTTTGACGGCAACGCCAGCCAGCGGGCCGCCCAGCGCCGTGGCGATGGTGGGGGCTACTTGACCAAGTAGGGGGCCAAATTGCTTCAGTAAGTCCATTTTACTTCCCCTCAATGGTGAATGTCAGGTTCTTGTGGTCCGGATACGCAATCACGACGTTGCCCTCGGGGCACTTGTACATGATGCGGGCGATCAGTTTTGCGCCGCCGGGGGCAACCCCATCCGGGGTCTCCACGGTCATCGTGTAGCCGAATTTGTCCACGGTCGGGCTGGCGGGGCCGCTGAACTTGGCAACTGACGGGAGCGCCTTGTGGACCATGTAGTCAGAGTCGCGAACCTCAAGGCTGAAGTCCTCAACCGTGCAATCGTCCCTGATCTTCTGGCGGGCTACAACCACCTTGAATGAGCCAGAGGCCGGGCCGCTGGTGATGCTGAAGTGCTCCGCATCCCACTTGAGGATGTCCTTCGGGGGGAGTTTGAATTTATCATATAGCGAATAGCCGCCACCAATCATCGCCATAACCGCAGTCACGACGGCGACAGGTTTAGTGATGGCGTCGGTGTCGATCACTTGTCAGCCTTCCCATCCAATTTGTCATAGATGCGTTGGAACATCGTCTCGATGTGGTCCATGCGCTTGTCCATGTCGGGCTTGCTGACGTAGGACTTGGGCATATCAACCTCAAGCTCATGCAGATCCCTGCGCAGTTCTTTCACCGCGCCCCAGATCTCGCGCGCGAACCATCCGCCAGTGGCGATAGCGCCGCCGCCAATGATGTTGAGAAGTGACTGCAAGTCCATCACGCTGCTTCCTTTTCAGACTCAACTTTACCCATGTACCAATCCAAGTTGGCACGGAGACGACTATCCCCCGGCTCCAGATCAACCGCAAGTTGCCCTTGTTGGATCGCGATGTCTTTGAGGCCAAGGTTCCAAGATGAGATGGCTGCGAGGTCGTGGGCCTGATAGCCCCAGACGGCGGGGTCACAGGTGTAGACGGCCTCGCGGTTGGTGATTCGCAGCGCCCGCATGGCGTAGGCGAAGCACTCCTCCCAGCGGCTCTGGCGGTAGCACAGGAGAGCCAACTCGCACCAAGGTTCCCGAGTGTTGGGGGCCTCCGACGCAGCCATCTGGAACGCCTTCTCGGCGGCTTCGACATTGAGGAGTTCGTTATAACTCCGGCCCATGACGCGGTAGGCGTAGCACCGCTCGTTCTGCCATGTGGCGCGGGGGAGTTTCAAATAGCTGTTGCAGGCGTCAACGGCCTCCTGCCAGCGGGAGTGGAAGCTCAACTCGCGGGCGTAGTAAAAGGCGTTGCGCGGGCAGTCCGGGTCTTCCTTCACGGAAAGCTCCAGAAGATCCATGTACTGCCCCCGGCTCTTGGTCGGGTCCGGCTTGTGGACGGCGAGGAGGAAGTCGGTTTGCGCCCACTTCTCTTCAATGCGTCCGTCAGGTACAGGATATTCGTGGCAGGGGTGGTGCCAGTGGTATCCGTGCCGGGCGTGGATCTTCTCGTAGTAGAAGCTGATCCCGCATCCCCAGTCGAACATGTAACGGAGGCGGGTGGTTTCTCCCTTGATCCAGACACGTTCGATCTCCTCGCGCCAGCCGGGTTGGAGAACCTCATCAATGTCTAGGCTGATGCAAACATCAAAATCGCGAGGCACAAGAGCAAGAGCAGCGTTGCGCGCCAGATCAAACCGCCACGGGGTGATGCAAATGTGGTGAACAACTGCGCCATATAACTCCGCCTTTTCGGGCAAACCGTCTTCTGACCCCGTGTCGGCGATCATGATAAGGTCTGCGTCCTGCGCCGACTCGCAAAAACGCTGCGCAAAGTGCGCCTCGTTCTTGCTGATGGCGTAGACGCATATCCTCAACTTCTTCTCCATAGCGACCCCCTTCGCTGTTGAGATTAAACGGACGTGATGGTCTGCCAAGCGGACCCAGTGTAGACGCAAAGTTTGCCTAATGTTGTGTCAAAGGCAAGCTGCCCAGACACCGCCGACAGGGCGTTCTTCTGCGTCGTCGTGACGTTCTGCGCCACGGTCAACTGCGCCAAGTTGGCGATCTGCTGAGTCGTGCAGCGGGCAGTGGCGCCAGCCTGAACGATCTCGACCAGCTCCGCCCCCGACAAGGATATGGCGGGGGTGAGATTGGGAATCTGAATATTACTTGCGTAACGAGGCATCAGAGCGGTCCTGTCTTGGGCACTTCAGTGAAGCCGTATGGCAGGCTGGGGTTGTTGATGACGTAGCCGCCAGACGTGTAGGCGCCCGAAAACGCCGACCCCTGAAGGTCGATCTGCGTCGTGTTCATCACCGTTATGCGCCAATTTCCATTGGCAGAAGACACGCCGCTCACGTCCTGAACGGTCACGTTCTGCCCCGTGATCATGCCATTGGTTGTCGCAATTGTCAGGCGAATAAGGCCGATGCCGTTGTTGGCGGCGCCCGTCACCGTGCGGTAGGTGACCGCGTTCGGGTCCGTGCCCGGCAACTGGTTCGTGCCGTAGGGCGCCTCGCCAGTCTGCTGCGTGACGCGGGTCTGGTCCGGCACGTCGGTGTCGATGGTGGTGACGCGAGTGTCGCCGCGCTGGACGGGAATGCCCGTCTGCGGGTTGGTGGTATTGTTGCCGGACACCTGACGCCGGTCGATCTCGTCCCAAGCGTAGGGCTCGACGCGGGGATTGATGATCGGCACGGGATCAGCCGGGATGATGATGGCGCGGAGCTGCTGCTGCGGCTCGTCATAGCAGGTGGAGCAGACCAGAATGCGCTTGTTGATCAGGGACGCGCCAGCCCAGTCGTACTGCCACTTCAGGTCAACGTGATTGTACCGAAAGGCGCAGCGGTCGCAGATCGCATGGGCCTGCGGGTTGGTGGAGCTAGTTCTGGCCCGGCCCGATCTTGATGCGTAGCCCATTCACGCCCCCTTACCTAAAGTAGCCAGAGATCATGGGGGAAATGTACTGCTGGGCGGTCTCAACATTCTGATCAGCCGCGATCTGGTAGGACTCGTCCGCCATGGGCTTGATCATCGCCACAGCCGCCGGGTTCCAGATCTGCGCAAGGCGCAGGGCAAGGCCATACGCGAACGCCTCAAGCCACAGGTAGGGGATTTCGACCGTCTGGCCGTTCTGGAGCGCCGAGTCCTGCACCTGCCGAACCCGGTAGTATTTGAGGCTCTGGGGGCCGTTGTCGGTGTTCGGCACGGGCCACAGCGTCACGGACGGCCCTGCTGACCCGGTCGAGCGGGAGGAACTGATCAGCCGGTCAAACCAGAAGACAGTCGGGAAGCCCTGCTGCTCCTTGTTGGGGTAGCTGGCGTATTCCGTGCGGCTGACCGGCAATATGATGCGGTCAATGTTGGCGCCGGAGTCGTCGTTCTGGACGTAGGCGTCCAAGATCGCGACCGTGTTTCCATCGACGGCGTAGGTGGCCTGATCGGTGACGAGGGGCGTCGTGACGAGGTCAACGGCCCACAAATTGACGCCCATGTTCGACCAGCGGGCGCAGAGCATGTTGGACGCCATGCGGGCGGCCTCCATGTGCTCCTGAAGCACGGCGGTGTTCCTGATGCCGACGAGGTTGTACGCATAAAGCGTAAGCTCACCAAGGCCCGGATTGAACGTGTAGGTGTCGCTCGTCGCCATGGTGGCTCCTTAGACCGGGCCAGCCTGAACGATGCTTGCCGTGACCGCGCCGGTGCCGCTGGTGATGTTAATGCAGATGGCGCGGCAGGGAATGATGACGGCGCCGCCCGTCGATGCCGTCAGGGCGCTAAAGCCCGTGGCAACGTACCATGTGGCCCCGGCGACGGTGTACCCGGCGGCGTTGGGGTCATCAAGCGAATACTCAATGTTGAAAGTTGGAGTGCCCGAAGTCACCTTGGCGCCGACGCCAATGTTGAACGGCGTCTGGAAGTCATCGACGACGCGGGCGCCGCTGCGGATTTGCGAACCTGTGGCGGTCGCGCTGATGCTACCAAGTTGCATTTTAACTTTCCTTCTTTGCGCCAGACGGCGAAACGGGCCATGATTTTCTAGCAGAGCCAATTTTCTTCTGCGCCATTGACGCTTTCTGACCTTTAGTCATTGACGCGGCAGCCGCAGCGGGACGACACGCGGGATACGGGCGCTTGCCCTTTTCTCCCTCTATCCTACCACATTCCTTGCCAGTCTTTACATCCCGCCAATCTTCAGCGAACCACTTGCCCAAGCCGCCGCCCTCGGCCTTGTTAACCCGGTTATCGTCACCGGACCACTTGCCGCCATGGGACTTGTACCATTTAGAGGCAAAGGCGTTGGCATAGGCTGACGGATAAACATCAAATTTGGTTCTGGCCGCCGCCTTGGCGCGGCCCCAGAGACCAGAATTTTGAGGCTTGGACGGCATATTAACAGTCCCACTTGCGTTTTGTGCCGGTCATTGTACCACCTCTTGACATACAAGAGAAGGACGGCCACCCCACTTGGTTTCACACTTCCCGCAGGCGCATTGTCCACGAAGATACATTG